GGTTGGCTCGGTTGGCTCGGTTGGCTCGGTTGGCTCGGTTGGCTCGGTTGGCTCGGTTGGCTCGGTTGGCTCGGTTGGCTCGGTTGGTGGTCCGACAAATAGATTGGGGTCAAGTGGTGGTTCAGATTCCAGACTACTGCTTTCATCAACTTCAGCAAAGCCAGTCAAAACCAAGATATTGCCATGGAAGTCGCTGACATCGTCAGTCGTACCAGCAGGGCCGTTGGGTGCGTCTTTAATGTATCTAATTTTCATAGTGACCTCGTATTTTTTAGGAGTAGATACTAATAGCGAAGGAAGGGCGCTAATAATACCTACTCATAAAAAACCTCACGTTTGACAGTGAGGTTTTCATTATTTCAAAGCGATATAGGCGCCGTTATGGAATTACATTGGTGTAGTCAATATAAGCAGCAGCAGCGGCACGGCGTTTAGACCAAGTAATATGGCGTTCCGCACGGATGGCAGTCATGTTTTTCTGCCACAAGTTAACGAGGGTCGATGCGCCCATGTCGATGGTCGCTTGATCACTAAATGCCACTTCGACGTCGCCATCATCCGCTAAATACAGTTCAGAGGGTTTGATTAGCGCGATAACATCGGCAGCAGTCTCGGACTCAATAACGGGCAATCCGTTTAGGGTTTTTTCACCTGATAGAGCATCCATGCCGCGATAGTATGGATTACCCAGTGCATCACGCAGCTCGCTCATGTCACTTGCACGAGTTTCACTCATGACGTAGTAAGCCCCATTTAGCGAGAGTTTGTTACTAATAAATGTTTTACGTAAAGCAGCGAGGTCGACGTTATACTCAGCAACACCAACGCCAGTATGGTCAATCTTGGTTGCGCCGTTAAGCACACCAGCTGGGCGGTCGTCTGTTGCAGCGGCAGTATCGATAAATGTATCGTCAATCACCTCTGCGCACGCTTCAATCAAATCATCACGCATCATCTGATCGGCGCTTGGTGAGGCAAGCTTGAGCAGTTCATCAGTGCGTACAATGATACCCGCAACTTTATGATGGCCAATATTAACTGACATAAATGTCGGATTTGTCGCTGGCTTTGGTTTGCCTTCGCCGACCCAACCCGCCACACTTCCGCTCGCAGCTCCAGGGATTTTGGCATTAAATGGGGCAGCGCGCATCATGGGCGCAAGCTTATCAACGATGGTTTGCTCTCGTAATAGTTCAATGAACTCACCAGCAAGCTGGTTTTCGATGATTAAATCGCTTGAATTACTAGTATCGAGCACGACCGCCTTTTCTAGCGCTTGGATGACACGCGGGTCCATACCTTGCGACTTGGCAATATCGATGGGGCTGACATAGTTGCCCTGCTTTTGTTGTAGGACGGCCAAAGCTTTTGCCTTGGTTAGCTGAGCAAAGCCAATACCTTTTTTGGCGTGATTTGGCTTAACTGTCACGCCTTTATCGGCTTGCGTAGGGTCTTTTGCACCTTCAGCGCTTGCATTCGCTTGCGCGGCGTTTTCACCGCCTGCGGGTGTGGCGTCTTTTTGCGCATCGGCGGCATCTTTGATGATTTCGTCGACGCGGTCGAGATTCTTTTGTAGCTTTGCGATGTCATCATCAATCGCTTGTATCTGCGTTTCTTCATCTTCATTAGTACTGCGATCTTCATCGAGTGATTTTTTGAGGATGCCAGTCTTAAGTCCTTTTTTAGACTTAATCGTGGCAAGAATCTGTGCGCGGCGTTGTTCCCAGGTCATAGGGGTTCTCCAATTTTAATTAACGGTATGCTGCCCCGATTTGGGTCAACTAAGGTGATGGTTTTGGATTTTTGCGCTACTGGCTCATGGTTAGCCAATGGCGCGGTTTTAACGCTTTTAGGTGTGGTTGTATCGGCCGTAGATTTTGGGGGCGTGTCAGTAGGGTTTTGAGCGTCCAAAAAAGCTTGCTTGATATTTTTTACGCTGGTTATCTTCCCATCAGGGTTTGCAGGGATGGTAACGGCTGATAACTCATACCATTCCCACTCTTTGATGTGTAGGCCGTAGCTGTCATCAAGGTATTGGTACTCAAGCAGGCGAAAGCCAATAGACAAACCCTTGACCAGCCCAGACTTGATAGACTGCCATGCCTCATCAATGCGATTTTTAAGCGGCCCGTCATCGTCAATTTTTACGATGGTAGCGGTGATCTCAATGCCATCACTGGTGACAGTAGCGGCGGTGACTTCACCAATCGGCTCATTGTGCTTGTGCTGCCACAATAACGGCATGGGTAGGGCAAACTGTGCGCCTTCCATATCCATGATGTCGTTGTCGCGGTCCTGTTTGGGAGTGGAGGCGATGCCAGTGATAGTGCGTGTGTCACCGTCCTCGCTAATCTCTTTGACTTTTAAGGTACTGTAGGCTTTGGTCATAGTGAGTCTCGTTATAAAATTTGGGCAAAATAAAACCGCCCTTATCGGCGGTCTTGGTTGTCTTTTTTACGTCGCTTTGAGTAAGTGACGATGGCTATGTCAATCGCCAGCAAAATGGCTTTGAGTATTCGTGATTTATTTGTCATGGCATCTGCTCACTTATGTGGTTTTTCTGGCAGCGGCATCGTCGGTCTTGGCTGATAGCCTTTGCCATTGGTGCCATCATAATCAATGGGTTTAACGGGTTTTCTGAATGCGGTTAATGACGCGCAAATCGTGCCTAAAACTAAACCTGCCATGAATATAAGTGCGAAAAGAACGTTATAGCTTAGGTAGATGCACATAATCAAATCCTAGATGTAAAAAACCCACCGATAGGTGGGTTTAGTTTGCTAGTTATTTAATTTATTAGTAAGACACACGTAACTTACTAACAATGGAACTAGTTGTATTTTCGTCTTGTGAGGGGTGTTTAGGTTTGATTCCTTTTACCAGTTGATCGCCTATTGACTGAGGGAGATAGCAGTTAATTGCGAAATGCTGATAAGGGTTATCAGGCAGAGAAAAAACTGGCTGAGTCCGTTCGCCTTGTTTTACAAATTTATTTAGCACTGCTTTGAATGGCTTTTCTTCACCTCTAACAACCCAATATCCGATATTTTCTTTAAAGTCACTTTCATCATAGTCCGAGTCTATATTAATATTTACCCAGTCATTTTCTTCTATGGTTTCGCGTATATACCAAGACTTGCGAAGCGGTGCCTCTGCATGCCATATTTTAGCTCGATCCATAGCTTGCAGAGAGTACCCTGCCTGAACATTATTAACTGCTAACGATTTAGCAAATTCAAAAGCTGTTTTTTCTAATTCCTCGAACGTTACATCTATACTCATTGCATCACACTCCATGTTAAAACATCGTTTTGATTGAATTAACTTATGTTGGGGGCGTGATTTATAATTCAAGAGTTTAGATGAAAAATAGCGCTGGTCCATCTGTGTTAGGCGCTTCAGGATTAAGGCTCATCAAGGCGACCCCATTCAGCATGCCAATGACAGGATCAATCTTTGCGGTACCAGATTCAGCTTTACTAATCATCGTGCCACTACCGCGCACCACGGTACGAGAGTTGCCCACACACCACGCCATCATGTCTTGGTCAGCGTGTAGTAAGTGCTTTCGCGCGATTTTGTTTTCTGAAGTTTTGATATAGCCTGCCATCTTAAAGCCTTGGCTGACTCCGATAAGCTTGTCTTCTGGTATTTCTACAGCCGTCAGCTCTTCAATCAGTGTGCCAATGCCGAGTGGGTCAAGCCCGATACTATCAAGCTTGCCGCTGTCATGTATTTGCTTGCATAACTGAGCGACTTGCTCAGACTCATCACCGATGTTTTTTACAATGATAAGGTCGCCGTCTTTCTCGAACCCTTTTAGCATTGGGGCGATAGACATGCGACGTTCTAAAGCAATTGTATGACACCAAGCGCGGGTCCATACCCACCAAGGTTTGACTTGCACCTTTTGATTGGTGATGTTGTCAGTGTATTCACGTAGCACAGTGGGCAGGCGGCCAATGGCAGCGAAGCCAAGTAAGTCGTCAAGACCACCGCCATCGATGCCGACAGTGATTACCTCAGAAGCCTCAATTAGCTCATCGAGCGTAAATGGCTTGGGTGCTTTAGCAGCTTCCCAAAACTCAGCGGCTGCCCAACGATTGGCGCGTAGCGAGATACCGATTTGTACGTTGAGATGCTTAGCAGTAAAGTCTTGCAGCTCTTCTTTGCCCTCATCTTCTGCTTTTTTAAATTCACGCTCTAAGAACTTAACACTGACAGACGCACCAAGATTAGGATTGGTGATATACCAGTTTTCTGGGTTGAGATATAACTCATCGTCGATGTATTTTTGTGGGAACTCATAGAGCAGCCCCAAGAACTGCGGGTCAACGACTTTGCCGTCGCGTACTGCGCGAGCATAGTCTAGTTTTTGTTTAAAGATGCCAGCAGGCTGCTCATCGGGCATGGTGCTTAGATATACCACGAACCCTTCTGGCCGTGATGCCAATCCGCCGGTGGCTTCACGCAGCATAGAAGCGGCATTGGCGCGTTTGCCAAATAACCAAAGCTCATCGATTAGCACATGACTGAATTTACTGCCCCCTAACGTGTCAGATTCAGCTGCATATACCTTTAGGGTGGCATTGGTGCCTAAATGCGTAATAGTACGCGTGTGCGGCGATACGTTGAACATGGCAGCCAGTTCGGGGTCAGCACTAATCATGTCGCTTGCGGGGCCATAACTGGCGTTGGCAACTTCTTTTGTCGGTGCGATAATCGCGAGGCTTGCACTGAAGCGCTCATTAAGCACTAGCGCGATCATCATAATGCCAGCGGCAAGCGTAGACTTGGTATTCTTTTTACTGATAAGCAGAAAGAACTCAGTAATTAGTCGCTCTTTACTCTCAGTGTTATAAGCGCCAAAAATAGCAGCGATAAACTCACGAGCCCATTCGCGGGTAACATCACCGGCGGGTGGGCTGCCAATCATATCGACTAGTATTAGACTGTCAAATATTTTGAGTGCAATATCAGCCACGTCCTGATTGAGCGGCTTGCACGGCATCAATGACTCACCGGCGACGATGCGCTTTTCCCAGTCGGGCAAGGCTGTCGACCAGGTATCTATCATGATGGGCTCTTATTGCGTTGTCTTAGATGTGAGTAAATCCTGCTGATTGCCTAATGTCGCAAACCTACCAGTGTTAGTAGCAGTTTTAGCATCCAGTTTGCCTTGCTCTTTCTTACCAATTGGTGCAGGTTTTGGTTCTTCGTATTGGATTGCAATAGTGGCGCAGCTGATGCGGTCTTTCATTGATTTTTTAGAGTCTTTATATACCGTTTGAAAGAAGTGTAGGGCATTGACGAGCTCAACGACTTCAGCGGTTTCGCCTTCAGTAGTTTCACCAGTCTTTAAAAGTTTAATGGCGCGTAATTCAGTGATGCGATCTTGGACCAATTCATCGTCATCAAGATTTTTGAGTTGCCGTTTTGCATTAGCTTCGTTTTTAGCTTTATAGCCAGCGGCTGCCATCGCCTCTAATTCGTCAAGGCCGTCAGCGACGTTTTGACAGTACGCTTCCTTTCTTTTAGTTAGTGACATAATGAGAACC